CTCCATCATGTCATCAGGCGGATTGAATCCATCATCTTTTTCTATCATACTCATATTGCCGTTCTCTTTAACTTTTTTCTTATAAACCATCTTCTTAGTTGTTTTATAATTAAAGTACATTAACGTACAAGTATCACGATAGAATATATCATTCTCGTAAAATTGTGCTGTATTAAAGTAATCATACCAGCTTTGGCTATAACGAGATATTTTTTCTAAATCATCATTTGTTAAGGTTGGGTCAATTTTTATTAACTCAGCTATAGGGACTGTTTTAATTTCCCCCCAATAAAAACAATCTTTAAAATGTGGGTCTTCTGTATAACTATAAACCACATTTGCAGGGTCAACATAAGAAACTTTAACCCCTGAGCCTTGCAAAAATTCGTGTTTAGCTACGGACATACCTGTAACCATCAAATCATAATCTAATCTTTTACGAATATCATCATAATGATTTTCAGAAAACATGGTGTCTATTGCTTGTTCTTCCGCAATTTCTATAGCCGGTTTATAATTAAGGTTCATATAAAGAGACAACTCTTCATCGCTGGAAGGAAGGTCATCAGGGTTCATTGTAAAAGGATTAAATCCTGTGTTTTCTTGCAGTGTTAATAAAGGTTCTTTAGCAACCATCTGGCCTTGTATCATTTCTTGATACTGACTTCTGTGTTCTTGGGATAAAGCATCTTGAGCATAAGCCTTGACTTTAAATAATCTATCAGACATTCCGTTAACCACAACATCCACAAACTTTGGAATAATAGGAACAGGTGTCCAATCTAAATTTAAATAAGATAAATCACCATCTACGGATAATTCATTCTTATATTTTGCTACTGATTGTTCGCCTCTTGCGTATAGGCGTAGTCTGTTAAAGTCTCTCCACTGACTATAGTATCGACATCCATTAGAATCTTTACGAAACCATTCATATTGAATAGCTTGTCCTATTTGTAATCCAAACTCATCGGTCGCTTTCTCAGCATCAGATACAAACTGACTAGGGAATCCTACTGATGAAATGTTTATGTTTACCTCTTTCATCTAATTAATTCACTTAATGTTCCTTTGTTATTATATGTCGCAAAGTTAAGACTTATTTTTGACTCTTTTTTCTGTGGTAGATATACGTGTTTTTGATTTGCCATAATAGCTAAACCTGAGCTAATACTAGCATCAAACTTAGTTCTCGCACTTATATCAAACCTAGCCCAATCCTCTAATGTTCTAGTAAAATACATACTACCCATTTCATCTCCAGGCCTAGACCCTCCATCTAAATCTAAACCTACGTATTTTTCTATGTGTGACTCTATAGCGGCAGCATGAGACTGCTTGATATCCTCAGAAGTATTTGGTATACCTCCAAGTTCTTTTTCTGTTTGAGATAGTTTGGTGTAGTGCTTGTCAGGCCTATTCATACTAAAACCTCTATACCCTCTGTTTTTAAAGTGATACAACAGTCTAGGTTTATTGTTCTCAACCAGTATAGGCATCCCATAAAACACACAAGCCATTAATACTTCCTCAAAAAATATCTCTGCTGTTTGTGGTCTAGCCACATATTCTAAGAAAAACTCATTACTAGGAGCTTCTGCCATACTATACTTAGTTAAACCATGTAGTGCTCCGTTAGAACCTCCACCTCCAACTGTTCCTGATATATCATACGAGTCACATCCAAATGCGCCAATATGTTCGTTTGACGGAAAGAACACACCATGTTTTGTAACCTTAGCATTATTTAAACCTTTTTTAGGAGTCCACGATACTTTAAACCTACCCCTGGAATCTGGAGTCCATATAACCTCTGAGTCTTTGATTCCGTCTTTCCAGTAAAACCTCCCTCTTGTAACATGATGTTCCATTATCAATGAATCATTATAATCTATCTGCTGATATATCTTTGTTAAGTTAAACAGTGATGATTTACTTTCATCCCTAAATGCATGCGACTCGGTTCTAGGAAACTGTCTATAAAATTCATTTAGCGCATCAGCATCTTTTTTTAATGAATCAACTTCTGCCTCCCAATAATCAATAGCTCCATTTGTTATCCACTCATCATCTACTCCTCTAATTTTTTTCTCTGGTTTTCTAAACACCGGCATACCAAACCTGTCAATAAAACCTTCCATGTTCCACTCCATAGGAATAAATAGATTGTACAGCCCTGATTTAGTCTGACCATTTGCATTACGAGTCTTTATATCTGAATCCTCAAACAATCGTTTAAAGTTTTCCCCACCCTTACTAAGCGCATTGGAAGTAGAACCCATCATACATTTACCAATTATCTTACTACCTAGCCTTAAACAAGTCTTAGTTACACGCCAATTATTTTGAATGTTGTTTGGTTTTAACCACTTACCTGATTCATCGTGTACTAAAAGCAAAAGTTTTTCACCATCATACGAGTTATCATCTGTATTCTTCCAGTCAATAGTGGTATCAAGACCCGTGAGTTCTTCGTTCATTACCTCATGCATATTCTTTTTTGTAATCTTAGACGCAGGAACTCTAAAGGCTAATTCTGTCTTTGGTTTATCCATACCATCCTGTATAGGTTTAAAAAAGAACGGAAGTCTGTTAGCAATTGGAACAACTTTATCTGTAAACATTTTCTTAGCATCTGAACCAGTCTTTGATAATATACCAACTCTTGCATCTCTAGCTAGCGTTCCTGTATTTACACACTCAGAAGACCCCATAAAAGAAAACCCTGAACGTCTTATCTTAAGATAATCCATACCAAAACATCTCTTGTCAGCCTTGCAAGCTTCCCAGTATATAAAAAAGATTCTATTTGCTTCTCTAAAGTCTGGATACCCAACGTCAATACTTGTCCACTGCAGATATACATAATGTGAGCCCGTCATGTATGTAGGTTTACCATTATTGTAAAACCAATAACCCAGTTCTCTTCTATCAAACTCAGCTTCTATATAATCAACCCATTTGTTTTTAAACCCGGGGGGTCTGTCGTTCCACTGAAATATAGAATTTATACGAGCCAAATCTTTAGACAACTCTTCACGCTCCCAGTATTGTTCTTTTTTATCTTTACTTCTTTGATATATTTCTTTAGGCTCTGGCGGAATACCTATAACCAAACCATTGATACTGATAACCTTTCCTATTCGACCTGTTTTAGATATAATAACTAAATCGTATTTTTCGTTATACCCATATAGCCAAGTCTTGTTTGTATTCTTTGTTTTGAATACACCAGATGGAATGTAATTATTTAATACTTGAAATAATTTATTTTGACCTTCGTTCAGCAAATCCTTGTTTTGTATTTGTTTTATCTACTTTTCCTTCAGAGTTTATTACTTCTTCCTCTAAATCTATTTTATTTAGAATCTCAAACGCATCAAATATAGCAAGCTTTTTTGTTGCTGCTGCGTTCTTTAGTCTATCTGCCGCCAGCTCATCGTCTGGGTCAGGCTTTATAATATCTTCTTTAGCAACCTTTATTAGTTGCTCCACAGCTCTACGCCCTGCGTGTATAATCTCTCTCTTTAATTCTTCTGAGTTCATATTTTTATTGTTATTTGATGGTCATACATTCTGTATAATTTTTCATCATCTACTGTAAACTCGTATTCACTATTAGGCTTGAATGATATTCTATCTCCACTCTTTACACCTTGTGAAGATAAATATTTATTAGGGTATTTCATAATACCAATAAGTGGCTCTTCCTTTCCTAACTTCATTATAAATGATTCTTCAACTGGCATAGGCTTCACAAAACAATACCTGTCATGACAATGCCACTGACCATCCTGCTTGTACATAAAGAACTGGTCGTTTTCTATAAAGAACAAGTTATCTTTAAAATAACTCTTACCGCTCTGCCTTCTTCCTTTCATGTCATTATAAAACTTAAAAACATTGTGATGAACCAGCAGGGTATCACCTACTTTTATATCTCCAGTATATCCTAGTGGAGTAGCCTCGACAACTCCTTCACGATTAGATGCTTTGTGATTCTCCTCTGATGTGCTTGTTATGAGCTCAATACCACTTACACTTTTAGTATTGTTATATCGCTTGTCATCTACTGGCTTAACGATAAAATAAAAAGGTGACCTCATTAAAAGTTTATATTAAATTCGATTGATACCGGCATGTTAGAATTAAATTCTTTCCAGAGTAATATCTCTCCTTCTTTTTGAATCCATATTTTTATGCTGTCACTTCGTTCTATGTATTGTATTAAATGTATAAAATATTTACCACCTAGTACGTGCTGACCCACAATATAGTGCATAGCGTCTGACTTATAGTTAGGCCCAATAGAAATTTTACGAATATCCATTTGATTAAATTTAATTAATACAAAGATATAAATTATTTATCTGCCTTGACCTCTGTATTTTTTTTGGTAATACTTAGAAGATTTTACTTTAGAAGATTTTGTTTTTGCGTGAACTCCTGGTCTACGAGTTTTTGGTTTCTCATAGCGCAGAGCAGACATTACTTGTGCCATTTAATTAGACTTATTATTTAATTTTTCAAACGTTCTCATGCCTCCAAGTCCTAACATACCAATAAGTACTGTCATAAGATGCTCCATCTGTAGAGCAGGTGGTGCTGTGGCAGCTCCCATATACCATACTAGCATATCTCTTATGATAAAGTTATATGCAAGGGCTATCCCGCACACCCAGCCTATGAAAGGACGCCATCCGGCTACAAAGATTGTTCTGTGCTTTGCCTCCATCTCGTTGATAGCAGTTTGCATCTCTATAAGTTTTTGTGGGTCAATCTCTTTTCCTTTTATAAGTTGTCTTATTTCAAGACCTAGACCATCTACGCCTGAGTCACTAAATCCTAATAATTTTTTAAGTAGTTTAAGCATAGGTCCAAATTACGTTTTTTGTTTTAATAGGGTCAGCGTCTACATGAATAAACGTGTCTGCTACTCCTATTCTATTAAAGCCTACATTAAGTAAAGCTTCAAGTATTGCATATCTATTAGAATGAGAAGCAACATGTATGTCGGCTGCAAACCCTCTAAGGTGTGATGAGTTCTCTGAGCCTCCCACTTTTTCATTATGCTTTGGCGTTCTAAACCCTGAGTTTATTTTGAATGGTGTTCCGGCCACTTCACGTGCGCTGTCTAACATACGTAGAAAAGAATCATCCATATTGCTTCCGCTATCGGGAGAGTCTGGAGAATCAAATTCTGCATCTGTAAAGTATTTCACTTTTTCTTTATTAGTTGAACAATTTTAATGATTGTATACACTAAGGTAGCAAAAAATAATAAACTTTGTAGACCCTCATTAATTTCAGCTATACTGACAATTAATACAGTAGCACCAAGTATCGTAGGTTCAAAATCTAAATTCATGTTATTCTGTGTCATCATTTATAGGTTCAACTAAATCCCAACTTTGAGTATCCTCGTTCCAAGAGTATTTGTTATCATCCTCTGGCATTGGCGTTGGGGGTTGCCAATCATTATTATCGTCTAAAGACCAACTTGGGTATGGGGAAGGCGCAACAAAGACATCGCTGTCTGAGTCGTAGGTATAGCCTGTACCTGCAAACTGTTTTCTTATATTATTATTATAAGATGTTTGCACCCAATTTGTATGACCAAAGAGCGTAGAACANAACTCTACNCCTTTGTTTTCATACTCAACACCGTTAGCTCCTTTGAGCTCATTGTTGTGTACAACAATTACTTG